ATAAGGTCTTGAAGGGTGCTATAGTATTTATCTTTCCACTCAGTCAATTCTCTTTCTAACTGGTAGAGCTCTATTTTAATATCTTTTAATTCTATTTTTAAATGGTCTTGCTCACGCTCTATTTGCCTATTTTTTTCTTTTTTATTATCGCTAATTCCAGCAATAATTGCCGTACCCATGCCAGACAATATCGCTGCAGATATTGCAATAATTATAGTTGTCAGATCCAGATTCATTATATATCATATTATACCGTATAATGTATATTAAATTAATAACTCAGAAGCTGTAATTTCTTGTCCAACATACTTCCTTTTTAAAACAAATTCCCTAACTACTTCTGCGCCCTGCTGGCGCCCAGTTAATATAATTAACCATCTTGGCTCAAATTTAGAAAGTATGCAAGACTCGCACATAAGTAAATTAATTGAAACAAGTGTTGACTTTTTCATAGTTAACTTGTTTTTTGTTTTATTGCATGAATAGCAAAGAACTTTATCCATTTTCACCCTCTTCTATGTGTGTAAATACTATCTCATCCATTATAATAAACTCCTCATTCCCTAGTAGCTCTTCATGTTCTATTTCATCTTTTGTATATTTAACATTAGACGCAAAAGCACCTAATTTTTCAACGGTTCCATGTATATCATCTTCTGGAATATAGACAATCAATACCCTATCGTAATATTCTTTCACTAGGAACCCCTTCCAGTTCGCATCTTACTCCATATGACTCTATCAATTTTTTTACTTTTGATACGTAGTCTATGACCATTTCTTTTTTAGTACCCTCAAATTGTATAAAATTGTCTTCATACAATCTTAATGCTAAAAATTCTGGATATTTAACAACATCCATTTGTAAGTTGTTTACTGGTTTAGTTATTCCTCTTAATGCTTTAGCCATTTCTGGTGTGTAAAATACTGGCTTGTTTGGTTCCCCAGTCCATTGATTTATTCCATGCTTAAAATGATTTTTGTTTTTATCAATGTACATTTTTTGCCTTTAATCTTTTCCATACTTCTGGTGATTTATGAATATTCCTTGGCTTATCTATAGAACCAGAATTTAAATAAACTCCGCCCCAAACGCCATGCTCATTATTTTCAACACCAGTTTTGTAACACATTTTTATAACAGGGCAAGCCAAGCATGCCTCATCAATATTTTTTGCAATTTTATCATCTACTTCATATTTTTCATAAAATAGATTAGTGTCCATGCCCCTGCATATAGAAAGATGCCACCAGTCTAAATCTTCTTCATCAATACCAATACTATTTAAAATATTTGACATATTGTTTTGGCAACCCCCATGATCCATTTTTGTTTACAGTAAATTTTTTATGTGTACCCCAATTATTTTTATGATACATTCCATTAGCATTGTAGTATCCAGAACTATCCTGTTCCCACAAAATTAAATCATAATTGTTCCAAAATGAATCTTGTAATTTATGATTGTATTTTTTAATAAACACATCAACCCCAAGCTCATTTAAATATAACATTATTTTCTACTTGCCTTTTTTACTAAATTCATAATAGTTTTTCTAAATTCTCTATCAATATCTTCCATATCTGTGTGCTCTAAGTGGCAAAATATCATATCGCATACATCATCAGAAGAAAATTCTACTTTTTTTCTAGAGTGAACCTGGTGGGTTCCAGAGAATGTTAATGCCTGATTATCTTTAAGGCTGTACTCTTTTTCATTTACAATAATTGGCCAATCTATTGTTGATTTAACCTGTATATCAAATGTTAACATTGGCTTTTTAAATACTGAATCTATGTGAAAGTCTAAGTTTGGCATTATGTGTGAGGTTGTATCATACCTAGCAAATTGTATTCCCAATATAGGCATTCTTTTTCCATATGCCTGCTCAACCCTGTCTTCAATAGCATTAAATATATCTTCCGCACCATCAAATCTTGAATCAAATTCTTTTATATAAAAAACTGTTTGTCCCCATGGGTTATCGTTTTTAATTTTATCTTTTGGACAAACTTCCACAGCCTTATATATTCTATCAATTTGATCTTGAGTCAAAATGTTGTCTAAAATTTTATTTTCTATATCTGGATTCATTAGTATTGACTCAAATGTGAAGAGTCTTCTCCTTCGTTTACCCATAAGTTTTTAGAAGCTTCGGGTATATACTCTTCAATTGGAATTTCCACCCCAACATCAAATGTATACCAAGTAGGAAGTGTAAATCTTAATCCAGATTCTACATTTTTAACATAATGTAAATAATAATTATTGGCTGGGAATATAACAAGATCGCCTGCCTTTGGCTTTATTTCTAAATCGTAGTCTGGCCATCCAATTTCTCCTCCAGTATAGTCATCATTTGGATATATTAATGCAGTAATGTTTAATTTATAATAATTAGACTTCATTAATGGACTTCCGTCTGGGTACTGGCAATCAGAATGTAGTCCGCTAGACATTTCGGGTTTCCATTTTACTATATGGAAAGGATTCCATGGCATATATTTTAGTTTTATGTCATATTTGTCACAGTATTCTTTTTTCATTATTGAAAAAACTTTACTTCCGTATTCCATAATTAATTCAAATAGCTCTTTATTTTCGTTTTTTATTTTATCTAAAGTTAAAGTTTTACCACCAGAAAACTCTGTATCGTCCTTATAATTACTTATATATTCCATTACTAATTTTATTTCATTATCTGTCATAAAGTTTGGAATGTGGATTATATTTTCTTTTGATTTACCAATCTTATCAAAATAGTTTTGGTAATAACTCCAAATTTCATTATGCATTTTTCTCTATCTCCTTTTTAAAAGAATTAAAAATGTTTTCTTGATCCATGTTTCCAAGCATGTAAAAAAAATTATTAAAGTTTTGTTTTTTCAAAAAATTGTTTGTTTTTGGATCCCACGAGGTCCAATATAAATCTATACCCGAAACCTTACAGTATTGCTCTAGCATAAAAATTGATTGCACATATTTTAAAGCCAGAAGCTTTGGAGAAACATCATGAGGGTAGGCCATTAAGTTATGCTCTACTCCGCCAGTTTCTGATCTATACATCTTAGGCTTGAATCCTTTAGCCTCTGGCCACCAGCCATAGGCTCTAATCATTTCTGGCATTAGTACAAATAGCTTCGATGGCTTTCCATATGAGTTAATATACTTTAAAATATTGTATGCTATTCTATTTGAGTCGGCGCCTGGGTACGATAGATTTACAAATTTAGATTTATCTTTATAGAACTCGTTGTGTATTTTATAAGCCCATCCATTTTCATATTTAACATCTATTGGTATAGTAACCTCGCAACCAGCAAAAACAATATTGTTTTCTGGGTCTGAGACTGGTGATAGGTCATCGCATCTTAATCCAACATTATTTAATTTATAATTAATATCTTCTGTTTCTTCCCATGGATTCTGATAGTCAAATAGCTTTTCAACTTTATTTGAAAACCAAGGATAGAAAGACGGGCTAATGTCTTCTATTTCATTAAAATATTGTGGTTCCAATTTTACCTAATCTATGAAAGGATTGATCCTAGTACATAATTATACAGCAGTTTAAAATATATTGTCAACTGATTTTATTATTTATTTTTAGGTATTAGTTTTTGAGGACCTTCTGTGCCAAATAAAGATTTTTTTACTGGAACACAGTTAGGGACTCTTCGGCCATTTTTGTCTTTCATTCCTACCTGTTTATATCCAGACCAGCAAGCTTTTTCCATATTATCCCAGTTGTCTTCTTCTTCATTATCTGACTCGTAAGATTTTGAAATTTCTTCATCTGACAAGTTATCTAAATTATCCATTTTTACCCCTTAATTTCTTGTCCACATGATGAACATGTTTTTGACTTTTTTGCTTTAGAGGTAGCTTCTGATTTTGTATTTGAAGCTGCGCCGAACTTAGGTCTTCCAAAACCTACGATAGAAATCATAACACCAGCTTTATTTTTTTTAAAAGCACGAAGTTGTTTGCAAACTTCTCCGCCATTTCTTTGGCTTCCCTTTTTCTTTGAAGTAGTATTTCCTTCAATACACCAAACAGTTCCGTCTTCATTGTCTTCTACAACAATTCCTACGTGACTAATCCTATCTACACCATCTGATGGAAAATCAAAATAAACTATATCTCCTGGCTCTGGATCTGCAATGTCCCCATCGATCCATGATCCAGCTTTTTTAAATGCTTGTGCTCCACCTGGAGTGTAAACAGTATTAGGAATTTTTACTCCAGCCTCGTTTGCACACCAGTTAACAAAACTTCCACACCATGGTTGAAAATCTGCTTTAGTAAATTTACCATATTTTGTTTCATTATCTTTTGGACCCTCAATGGTTCCAACTTCTGCTGTAGCAACTTCAATAAGACGTGCTGCTGTGCCCTGATCTGCCACTTTTATTTATTCCAATCAGTATCTACTGGTTGTTCTGCTGGCATAGCTCCGTCTGGCTTTGCTGCTAAACGTGCAGATGTTGCATCAATTTCTGCTTCAAGTGTTTTATCTGCTGCAGTATTTTTAGCGTCCATCTCTTTGTTTGCTAGTTGTGCTGCCATTACGTCTTTAGCCCCAGATGATCCAATTAATAAACCAGCAAGCGTTCCTGTAATAAATGTTGCAACGCTTCCAAGAACATTAAAAAACATCTTGTCATTTTCTGACTGTCCAGTAACTGGTTGTGTAACAAATATTAAAGCATACATGATTCCTGTTGCAGTTATAAATAGAATTGATCCTAGCGTTATACCTAAAATAAATTTAAGTCTTGCATCTAAATCTTGTGGTGACAATCTTTCTTTAGCCATTTGTTGGCTCCTTTATCTCTACTAAATCTTCTGGACAAGCCCCGTTAGCTGTACAGATTGGTGGTTTACACTCTGCGCTTTCCCAATTAACAGGATCTTGACATGGATAACGATAGTGACCGTCATAGCCGCATCCGCTTAATGATAGCATTAGTATGCCTGATAAAGCAATAGGGATTAATTTCTTCATATCCCTATTATAGCATCACTACTCTTTTTCGGATCTTTCTCTTATTCCGATGGTCAAAAACCATAGGGCTACTGAGGCTAAAGTTACATAGCCTACTACTGTTTTTGCGCTGCCCTCAAGTACTACCCAGGCTACAAAAAATCCTAGGAATGTAAAGTTTTCATTTAG